TAGACTTTAAGACTTCTAAAAAACCAAAACCACGCGAGTGGATCGAACATTATTTTGTTCAATGTATGGCATATGGTTGTATGCTTTACGAACTGACTGGTATCCCAGTTAAAAAACTTGTAATCATTATGGCTTGCGAAAATGGAGAATGCGTCGTCTATGAAGAAAGAGACAAATCAAAGTACATCAAACTACTCACCGAATACATTAGAGAGTTTGTTAGAGATAAACTGGAATCATATGGAACCAAATAAAGAATTAGAGCAAGTTATAGAAAATAAATTTCTTACACCTTCCAAGTTTGCTCTAGAAATAGAGCACATTGTGTCAAGTGAGAATATGAATTATATCGATGGAATCTGTCATTATTGTGAAATTAATGGTCTTGAAGTGGAGTCGGTAACAAAACTAATTTCCAAACCACTTAAAGAAAAACTTAAAAATGATGCGATTAATTTGAATTTTATGAAAAAAACTTCACGCGCTCGTCTTCCTTTATGAGTCCTTTTGAGACATATCAAACTTATCTTTCAGTAAAAAGTCATTTTACGAATAGTAAATATGACTTTTTTAAGTATGGTGGTAAATCAAGAGCAACATTAACTTCATTTAATAAACGTAAAGACAAATACTGGTTCGAAAAGACAAGTCGCAAGTATTCTGACAAAGAAGTCGTAGATTTTCTAGTATCAAACTTTGTAGCATCGGATAATCCCAGTAACTTATGGATTGGAGAAATTATCAATTCTGGAGAAAGAACTTACGCAGACTGGATGCGGAGACAACAGAGTTTGACTTACTTGTTCAAAGAGCAAAGCAACGAATTGTTCTCGGAAACCAAATTAGAGGATGTCTTGAACTGTTCCAAAGGACATCCACTAATCCTCAAAAGGTTTCTAAGCGGGCAATTGTCGCTAGAAACCTTAACAATCTACGAAAAAATATTCCGTTTTTCAAATAAGTTTGACCAAAAACTTTTGGATCCTGTATGGGAAACTGTAAGTTTGAAAATCAAGAAATACATGCCATTCATAAATATTGACGTGTTTTCTTACAAAAAGATTTTACGGGAAATTGTCAATGAGTAACTTTTTTGATTCTGATATTATTCAAGATGAACTGAAAGAAATTAATCAGTTACAAGAGAGTATTTACGGAAGTATTCTGACTTTTGGTATGATGTCCCGTGAAGACAAACTGGAACACATTGAGAAACTGTCCCTCTTGCTAGAAAAGCAGAGAGTGATGTATACTAGGTTATCTCTCTCAGACGACCCAGAAGCGGTTGAGATGAAAGAGAATCTACGCAAGTCAGTTGCAATCATGGGATTTTCCCCTGAAACTGATATGCAAGTTTTATTCACTAGTATGACAAAAACGATTGAATCCCTCAAGAAGTACCTTGACTGATCCCCCAAATCCTGTTATACTATCCGAGTAATCCCCCGAATCCAAACTATCCGAGGTATCTAAATGGCATTTGCCGATCTTAAAAAACAGTCTAAACTTGGTTCTCTCACCGCTAAACTGGTGAAAGAAGTTGAAAAAATGAATACGAGCAGTGGTTCTAGTGATGAACGTTTGTGGAAACTGGATGTAGATAAAAGCGGTAATGGATATGCCGTAATTCGTTTCCTTCCTGCTCCCGAAAGTGAAGATCTTCCTTTTGTGAAAATTTATTCTCATGCATTTCAAGGCACTGGTGGTTGGTTGATTGATAACTGCCTAACCACATTGAATCAAAAGTGCCCCGTTTGTGAACACAACTCAACTTTGTGGAATAACGGAACTGATGCTGGTAAAGAAGTTGCTCGCAAGCAGAAGCGTAAACTGACTTATGTCTCCAACATTTATGTTGTGAAGGATCCTGCAAACCCCGAAAATGAGGGTAAAGTATTTCTCTTTAAGTATGGTAAGAAGATCTTTGATAAGATCTCAGAAGCAATGCAACCTGAATTTGAAGATGAATCTCCTATTGATCCCTTTGACTTCTGGCAAGGCGCTAATTTCAAACTGAAGGCAAAGAATGTTGCTGGTTATCGTAATTATGATTCTAGTGAATTTGCTTCTCAAGGTGCCCTTCTGGATGATGATGATGCTCTTGAGGCAATCTGGAAAAAGCAGTATTCATTGTCAGAATTTCTTTCTCCGAATGAATATAAAACTTATGATGAACTGAAAACACGGTTGCAATCTGTTCTTGGAACAAAAGGTTCACGACGTGTTGATGAAGAAGTTGCCGAAGAGGAAGAATATTCTCGTGGTCCTGTGAAGGATCTTGATGATGATCTTCGTAGCGAACTTAGTAATCTGAAACCCACCACTCGCCGCCCTGCAGTGGAGGAAGATGAAGATGATGATGCACTTTCCTACTTCGCCCGTTTGGCAGAAGACTGATTAGGTGCTATAATATTGGGGAGGCAAGGGTCTCCCCTTTTTTTATGAAATCTGATTATTACATTGACCGCATTACAAAGAAGCAGGCAGAGGATCTTCTTCTGACTTACCATTATCTAAAGGATTTTTCTAAGGGATATAAGTCTGGATATAATTACGGTCTTTTTAAGAATAATGAATTTTCTCCTCTGAACATTGGTGGTCCTATTGGAGTCTGTATTTTCACTGGATTGCCTGTTCCTGAGATTGCAAAAGGTGCCTTTGGACTTGAACGCCATGAACAACAAGGATTATTTGAACTTTCACGACTCTGCATCCACCCAGATACCCAATCAGATGAGCATAATATTACTTCTTGGTTTGTTTCAAGATCGATTAGACAGTTACGGAAGGATACTGAAGTTAAAGCAATCATCTCTTACGCTGATAGTGATTTTCATTCTGGTACAATCTATCGCGCTTGTAACTTTAAGTATTGTGGACTTTCAGACCCAAAGAAAGATTTCTACTATGCAGACGGAACTAAACACTCTAGAGGCAAAATTAAAGGTGCTGCAGGAGAGTGGAAAGAACGCTCCCGCAAGCACCGATATGTGATGGTTTTTGATAAGAATCTAGAACTTTTATGGTAATGTGACTCTAGTATTTTCAGTTTTAACTAAAAGATCATTAACGTATTGGGAAGACTCTTCATAATGCATTATTATTCTCATATCATTGACAAATTGCTGTAGATATGTTGGTTTTAACAGATAAATTTGTCTTTTTTTATTATTTTTTTCAACTTCGTATTCATAATTAGTAATTGCAGTAACTGGATTTAAAAATGATCCTTTATTATTTGGATTACTAATCGTAAAGTTTGAATTTACTACTTTACCTGCTGGAAGTATTAATCTATCTTGAGAATCTCTAACTTCTGTGGTTATATAATGTTTTATGGAATTTAAATTTTCTCCATATTTTTGTTCAGAGTATCTGTAAATATCTCTGTCTGAAAGTGGCCATTCATCTCTAATATTAATAATTCCTCCAGAAATAATAACAACCCAATCTAGTTCTGGATTTCCGTACAATTCTTCGGCAACTGTTTCTGGGCGAGCTCCTTCTGATATTTGATACTTAACAAAAATAGTTGCTACATTGTACAAATCATTTCTCAATTTAACTCTTCTAAAGAAATTTTTAACTCTAACATAGTCTGAAGAAGAATTTCTAAGACTTTTATCAAAAACTTGATATTCTAAATCAGGAAGTTCTCTAAAGTATCCCATTTTAGTATCCTACTCCATTTATTCCATCACCACTATCATAATCTTCATAGTAAACTGGATTGAGTTCTTGGAAAGATAATGTTAGTTTTAAATGAACAGGAGTTGCATCATCATAGGTTGCGTATACACCAGAACCAGTGTAATTTACTTCCATGTTGATTAATGCACAGGGCTTTAAAACTGGTAAAAAAGGATGCTTTCTTCCTCCAGTTTTATATGCAATTTTAAATATGCTAGGAGCACTGATAAAAAGACCATTGTTACCAGTTGTGCTGCTTGATCTGGCAGCCATTTCTTTTTTGAAAGTTCTTATAATTTGTTTAACATAATACCCTTCTGTCGAATCTCTTGGTGCCAAATCAAATGTAAAATTATGAGATCTTAATTTAACTCCCTTAAAAAGAAGTTCCATATTTGGATTCAATACTTGACCACTAGTTCTGGAAAGAACACTTTCCAATGATGTATTTGCACCTAGTGAATTAACTGCTGCTGCAGAAAATGCACTTTGAGCTAAATTTTGCGCATTTCCATCTATGACTGCTGTAACAGATGCTCCACCAGCTTTTTTGATGGCATCAATTAGTCCCATAGCATAATTTTCACTTTTAATAACATCACCTGCTGCTCCCAATCCAAATGCCGCAAGAGGATTTAAACTATCATCACCCCAGTCAACGGAATTGCT